CAAGGACGAGCTCATCAAGGTGGGCAAGGCCATGAGGCCCATCGTCGCCGTGTCGTTTGAGGTGAACGTGTGCATGGCCCGGCTGTTCCGTACGATGCTCGACGCCAGCGTTGAGTGCTGCGTGCACCCAGACATGACCACCAGTGTCGGCATCAACCCGTTCGGCCCGCAGTGGGGTGAATTGTGGCGCCAGGCCGTGCCCACAGACGGGAAAGTGCTCCTCACCATGGACGCCAAGAGACTCGACCAGCATGTGTCGCGTCAGGCGGTGGACGCGTTGGGCGAACTCCTGGCCAAGGTGCACGACGACCCGGTGCGTGTGCGCCATGCCCTTGCCGCTTTGACGCGTGGGTACTGGGTGTTCGACATGACGGCGTACGAGGTGCGGGGGCGCAACCCCTCAGGCAACATGCTCACCGTGCTCGTCAATGACTTCGTCATGGCAAACACGTTCCTGTACGCTGGCAGCAAGATATGGGGCTTGAGTGCGCGCGACGTTCGCTCGCGCCTCTGGTTTCGCACGTACGGGGACGACAGCCTGGTGCACCTCCCTTCTGGCACCGACGCCAACGCCTTCATGCGCCTGTGCTCGGACGTGAACGTGCACATGACCTGGGCCGACAAGCTCGAGCACCCTCCCGACTACGTGGAGCCCCTAGAGTCGGTGTCGTACCTCAAGCGGACGTTCGTGAAGGTGGCGAGCCTGTACGGCGACGTGGTGGTGGCACCCTTGGAACGGCGCAGCATAGCGTCGTCGGTGGCGGCCTACAAGGTCAGTGACAAGCACGGCCTGTACTACAGCCAGCGCTTCCGCGCTGCGCTTCTGGAGGCGTCGCTGTGGGAGCCCGAGTTCTTCCACGCTGTGTGTGACCAGGGCGTCGCCGTGCTGCGCGCCAAGAGCTGGGTTTACGCGCCTCGTGGCATGGCTGAGGACGTGCCTAGCTACGACGAGTGCCGCCACACCATGGTGGCTAGTGCGGCTGGGAAGATCGCCACGGTCGAAATGGAGTAGGCAGCGAC